GTCATCAATCATTCATCAAAGGTTTGTAATAAAACCTCTATTTATTTTTCTTACAGTTCTTCCCGTGCCATCTGTTGTACACAGGTTGCTTTGTTACTTCTCCACAAACCTCACACTCAATCATCTTGTCGTTACCTGTTGGGGTAATCATATTCTCTAGGTTTGCCTTTGTCGCTAACAGGGTGTTAACATCTGAAGCATAAACGTTCATGTTCCTTCCAATTGAAAGAGCCTTTACATTTGCTGCTAACTGTGTCTCCACTCTAGATAGAGCTTGTTCTAACATTGCCTTGTCATACATTCATCATTCTCCTTTGGCGTTTTTCTGTTGTAGTATCTTGTTATCTTTTGCTGTTATGGCTTTATCAATATTGCCCATTACAGCACCTTGACTAATTGCCAACTTATAGATAAACTCTCTACGCTCTGTTTCATAGTGCTTAGTTTCTAGCCACTCTTGAAACAGGTTGTTGAGAACATCCTCTGTTACCATAGTCATAGCATCTTTTATATCAGAACACTGGTAGCCTTTATTAAGGACTCTCTGTGCATCATCATAAGGAGATACTTTTTTTGGTTTTCCATCCGAGCCATGTTTATAGCCCGGATGCCTCTTGTAATCTGTCATCAATCATCTCACATTTAATTACATCATCGGAGGTTGTTCAGGACCTTGAGGGCCTTGTTGCTGTTGCATCTGCATCTGCTGTTGGGCCTGTTGGGCCTGTTGAGCCTCCACCTTTTCCTGTTCCTCTGTGTCTTGATATAAAGACATAAAGTCTACAGGTTCTTTCTGAGGAGGCAATGCCCCCTCTGTTCCTTCAGCCTTAACCTTAAGCTCTGCCCACTCTCTATTAGAGTCGTCAGCTGCCTGAAGTAGTTGGCGTTTATTGTCGATCTTCTTATTGTCAGACTCTGCTTTGATAAGGCTAATGTTAGCTTCCTTAGTTCCAAGCTCAAGTTGAACGTCTTGCTTCTGGATAGCTTCAGCTTCTTGCTGCTTCTGTTGAGCCATCTGCTGTGCTTGCTGTTGTGCCTGTTGAAACTCTTGAGAACTAGGATCGTTAAGGAACCTTGTAGGATCCATACCCATATTCTTAAGAATATCCAAAGCCAAGTTGTAAGAGGCCATTGGATTGATATAGGCTTCTGACGTAGGGCTTTGAGCCATCTGAGGAAGTAACTGCGATATTTGCAATAACTTCTGACCCAATGATTGGTTTGAGTTATCACCAATATTTGCATCAACATCTAGATCCATATTAGCAGGAAGCATTTGTAACTCCTGAGCAGATACCGAAGCATATCCTTCAGTGCTCTTGTACCTAGCAGGGTTCTTAATGTTTCTCTTCATCTCTCTCAATACACCACGACACAGGTCCTTAATACCTGTCTCTACAAAACGACGAGCGATATGTTCGATACGAATCTGTGATGCGTTCTGTGCGCTAGACATCTTAGCCTCTGAGTTTCCTGATACAAATAATGCATCATTAAGACCCATAGCTGTCTTAGTAAGACCAGTAGACTGCTCTTTCTGTAGACCTAAGAACTCAAGCATACCTGCAGTTCCAGAACTAATTGGCTCTGGTTGGATCTGTTGAACAGCTCCTGCCGGACTACCATTAGTTGGAATGATCTGCTTAGGCACTGGATTCTGTAGCGCTTGAAAGTCGACCACATTAGGATCGGCTAACGTTCTGCCATAGTTGCCAAAGTACACGTTCTCTACAAATCCACGAAGGATTGCTGTAGTAGCTTGTGTCTGTGGGCGAGCCATATCAAGAAGTGAAAGACCATAGAACTCGTGTGGAATCTCGATTGGACTAAGCATACCTACTGGAATGTAAGTTACATCGTCCTCTTCAAGAATCGTATCACCTGCCTTAATGACATGCTTAAGTTCCGCGATGCCATCTCCATCTCTATCTGTTCTCAGCCAGCATTCAATTACTGTTATGCTGATATTCGCCTCGTCTTCCTCGCTGTCATCCTTTGCCAGCCAGCTATCAATACCTGCAGCATCCCTACGAGCAAATGACTCGTTAGACCAATTAGAGCTTTTTAAACTAGACTCCTCACCGATCTCACTTAAGTCACCCTTAAATTTGGGCCATGCTTTACGAATATCTGAACGACTCATCTCTGTGATAATACCAACGAACGTAGCATCACTAATGCTGGTTGCGTGTCTGTCTATCAGGAAAGACTCTGGTGGTACGTTACGTAACTTAACGCCAGACTTGTCTACCTTCCTACGAAGTCTTACATCGTTATATACAACTGATGTAGTTCCGTCAGGATTAACAGAAAGATCTACCTGAAGGTTTAAATCTCCAATGATCTCTAGCTCTGGATCTGCAAGTAACTGGTCAAGGACTTCTTCTTGTACTTCTTCGTACTCTTCTACAAGATAGTCATAATCCTCTTCCCAACCCCACGTGATGGCACTGTTACCGAACACAACTGCTGATTTAATCCAAGTGGACAGCTTCGACCAACCGTCTGGATTAGAGTTGAACAAACAATAATTGACTACATCCGATGCAACTTGGGAGGCTTTTATAGCAGCCATTTCGTTGCTGTATGGGACGAACAATGCTAGTTTATTGTTGTCTAATAGTAACTTGGTTAACAGTGCCGTATATCCTTCAGCTATCTCAGCTGAATCAGATGATACGATTTTAGATACACCCTGTGGTGCTAAATCACCTAGGGGTTCTAAACTCATTTCGTAGATCGCATTCTCTCTACGCTTGCTCATGTCCGATGATCCAGTATAGCCACCTGCAGAATTCCGCATATGGCGGTCTATAGATTGGACTAACATGTCATCAGAGATTCTCTCAGTTTTTTTGCTCATTCTCGCTCTCTCTGGTTTTAATACATTTTTTGTAGTGGTGCCATACTAAACATCTTTTCGTAGGCATTGTAAGTTTGTGGTGCTATCTGTGGCCTAGAATCTTGTGAGAATCTATGAACCCTTTCTATACCTTTTAGTCTAAGGTACTCTGCCTTTTGCCTTGCAGTTATTTCTTCTGGATTTCCAAGGTACGATGCATCCTTGAACAATCTTTTTGTTCTAGGACCAAACCATGTGTCATCCGTTAATCCAATAGCAGCAGCATCGGCTATGGCGCTCTTCCAAAAAGGATCTTGTTCCATTCTTGGATTGTCCATTATTTGTTTTTTAATGGCTTCTCTTTTCGCATCCGCTCCGGGCTGTTTCATCATAGGTACAAAGCTAAGCGCACCCGTATGTCTATTAAAGCCGGTAACACTTGTGTCTCGGTTTAACCCTCTATCTGCTATATAGACGTTGCCTTGATCGTCTTGCTTCGTACTAGCAAATCTAGAGCTTAAGAGGTGGCCGCCATACTCGTGGTTAAAGTTATGTTGCTTCTGTCTTTCAATGTCTAAACCCCTGTAGTAGCTATTCCAGAAGTGATCATCTAGCATTTCCAGCTTATGAAGTGCTGGAGCACCATACTGATCAACTCCGGTCTGACCCAGTGATTTTGCTACCGATATAGGAAGTCTATAATCAGGAGCCACTGAGCCTGCAGTTACCATAGCAGTCTTCTCTTCTTCTAGAGTTTCTCTTCTGGTGTTAAATGTTGTTGGGACACCCTGATTCATTGTCTCAGGATCCCATCCCATTTGCCAAGCTAAGTTCTCATACAAAGGTTTAAAGAAGTCATGATCCTTATAGTAAACGTCATTACCGTATAAATTGGTGTACTCTCCCGCCCTAACCTTTTCTTCTGGATGTTCAGGGGTTGGATTGTTAAGTCCTGCCCACTGATATTTTGACAACCTAGGTATCTTACTCATGTCGTTGACATTTGAATATGTCTGACCAGCAGGATACGGCTGTGACTGTGTTAAGTTTGGACTCCAATTGAATGCCATAACTATCTCCTTATAACCATTTAGTATCTTCTTGTAGGTAAGTTGGGTTTATCTCACCCCAGCTAAATGCTCTGTTTGTTAAAGCGTGACCGTGTGTTCTAAAGGCCTCGCAAGTTATTGCTAATGACATTACCATATCGTCGTGATGTCCTACTGATGCTTCCGCCTTACCACCTTCAGTAATAATAAAGGTACGGAGTTCATTAAGAATACTTTGGCATGGGATCATAATATCCTCGTCCTCAATCATACGTCTAAGATTAGAGATGATTGGAGGTCTAGTAGATACTGTGGTCTTAAAGCCTAAGTGATTGATATTGTCACTCACCGTATTAGCTGTCTTTCTTTGTTGATAGATGTTTGGATAGTTCATTCCGAATAGCTGTTGAACTGTCGCTAAACCTACCGAGTTACTTTCAGGGATTATAAGAGAGTTGTTATACCACCGACCAAGATAAAATAACATCTTACCAAATCGTACTGGGTCTATTGTATTACTTCTATAGACGGCACATACCTCTCTGTCACCACTTAATACCGTAGCTACCGAGTAGTCACCGCGTACACCAAGTGCAACGTCAGCTCCGATAATATATTTTTGATCTCTATCTGGCGCTTCCCAAACTTTTAACGACCCTTCCTCCGATTCATCAAACGAACTGAACACGTCGTTAAAGTCTCGAATAGACTCAGGAGATCTCGGTAAATACTTATCGAGAACTTCTTTACTAAAGACGGACGATCCGGATTGTATGAATGACTCCTCTGCTGTAAAGGGGTACTCTTGTTTAAAAGTTGAACTTGAAGTTTCAGATATTTTGATCCGTCTCCAATATAACTGTGCTTCATCTAAGTCGTATTCCTCTTTAAGTTTTTTTTCTTCAAGGGCTAACTCCAGACCTACAGGGGACTCTAGTCGATACTCGTCCTGTAGGAACCAAGGAACGAACAGAGGTCTAAAGATACCTTCACCTTTCTCTGCCTTATTCCAAAGGTCGTAGTAAACACCCTGAGCACCATTCGAGGTGCTATTAATAATAATTATGC